GAATCAGCCGCGAGGCGAAGATGAATCTTGACCTCCGTGGCTGTCAGCGGCTCAACTGCCGGGCCTGTCTTGAGTGCCAGTTTCATGGCGTCCCTTTGCAAGTGGCAGGACCACGCCCCGGCTGATTTGCCGGGGCGTGAATCCGTGTTTTCTTACTCGTCGATTTCTTCCCACATGAAGCTGAACTGCACGGTTGCCGCGCCCGATGCCGTGGTGAAATCCGTCACCACCGCGCGGCCCGGAGCCAGAACGATGGAGCCGCCGAGATCCACCAGACAATTCGGATGTGTCAGGTCTGTCACAAGGTCGGTTCCCACCGTCGCCACGATTTTGACCAGGACCGGGGCCACGATGGTGGCACCGTCATCGACATAGGCGATGGAGGTCGCATAATTGTGCCTGCAACATTGCGGCGTGAGCGCCTGCGCCCAATTCGTTGTCCATGTGGTCGTGCCAAGGGCGATCACTGATTCGTCGGCGGCGGGCTTGATGACGCCCCAGCCAAATTCGTGAACCACGATGAGCTTGCCGGACCCGGTAGGATTGGCAAGACCTAGCCCGGTAAAGGTGGTATTGAGAGTCGTGCTGGCAGCAACCGGGGTCTGATTGGCCGCGTAGAACAGCCGCCCGTTAATCGCCGCATCAGCGTATTTGCCTCCGCAGGGGACAGTGATCAGCTTGCCCTCGCTGTCCACCTTCATCGGCCTGCCTATTCCGTTCGCGTCTTTTCCGTACATCGCCTATCTCCTTCTGCGGCTATTCAGCCGCCATTTTGATCGCGTTGATTCGCCGCATGTCCTGAATCCACATGCCGTCGTGGTAGATAAACTCTTCCCCTGTATCCACGGCGTGAAATCCAGACCCTTCCGGCACATCGTCACTCGGCTTTTCATCAGCCGAATGCCCGTTCCATCTCCGCGTTGTTGATTCGAGTTTTACGGCCATGGATGCCTCCGGTTAGCGGTTCGAAAAGATTTTGACGTAATCGATGTTCATGTCGCCAAGCCCAGCGCCGGATGCCTTGTCGATGCTGAAATACGGCTGCATCTGTTCTTCGGCGGCCAGAAGGTTGCTCATGTCGAAAGTGGTCCCAGTGGCAACCCGCGCCCCGTTGATGAAAAACTTCACGTCAGACAGGTCGGTGAAATCGATCCGGTAAATGTCATAAGTCCCGGCAACGGCGGTGTGACCGGTCGCCACATCGTCGTTGTTGTTCGTGGTGTCGTCGGATTCGACCTTGCAGACCAGAGAGGCGTCGAACCGGAACCAGGCACCCTCGGTGATGGTGTCTTTATCGAGGTCGTGATCCCCGCACATGCCGAACACCGCGCAAACGCCTGAACCAGGAGAAACGGCCATGTTGATACGGGCCTCGAAAATCAGGTCATTGCCCACATCAAAGGTCTTGTTGTCATTCTGGTACAGAACGGCATCCTCTGCCTCTTCGGTGGCCGCCAAGTGAAGCAGAAATTGCCCGTTAGAGGAATCCGCAACGATGGCCGCCGTTGCGTCGTTCACATCCACCACGTTCCAGGTGATCGTCCCGTCGAAAGGCTCAACGGCAGCACCGCAGAAATCTTCCACGAATTGAACCGGGTAGGTGGTCAGGAGGGTTTCGAAAGTTGAACCGTCATAAAATACCTGCCGGCCCGTATTGTGCCAGTTGTACTCGCATTTTATTCTGCCCATGTTTCCTCACTTCTCAGCACCCCGAAGGGGGGGTAAGGGTTAAGGGGGCCGAAGCCCCCGGTTGGTGATGGTTTATGCCAGTTGCGTTGCCGCAAGCGGTGAGTATCGCAGGCCGCACAGCATAGCCGTGATAGCACCGTCAACCGCGTCGCTCTGGGTTTCGGTCGCTTTCAGCCGCACATACTGATTGCCGTAAGTGCTGTTGACGGCCGTCGCAGCGATGGTCGCAGCGGAAACGTAGATCGTGGTGATGGTGTCAGCCGTTCCGACGGATATGCCGGATGAGGTGGCCGCAGTTACCGCGCCATCGGCATCAGCGGCAGAGGTGGTCTTGTAAGTGAATGCGACCGCCGCCGTGTGCGAGGGCGTGACATCATCACACGCCTCAATGGTGATGGTGGCCGCGCCGGACCCGACGTTTGCGTTGCAGGCGATCTGGAAAATGATGCCGTTTGCGTTCTTGAGACTGACCACATCCGTGGCCGGGCTTCCGGTGAATATATCCTCGTTGTCGGCGATGAACCCGCTGTCGCCAACGTGTACGGGTCTGATATCCTCAATGATGTTGCTCATGGTTCCTCCTTGGGAGAGGCCCGCCGCCCGTATAGCCAGCGGCAGGCCCGGTTTTAAAATTAAGATCTGGTTGCCAGTGCAACGAAGTGACTTTGAGTTGCAGTTGCTCCGCCCTTGTAGGGGGTCAGGGCGGTGGCTCTCACGGGCTGGCCGTCAACGCGCATCACGAAGCGGAAAACGCTTTCGTCGTAGTCGAATTTGACGTGAATGCTCATGTCGGCCTTGATTCCGCCCTTTTCCGCGAGAATGTACCCTTTGGAAAAGTCGCCGAGAATAATGTCGCCGACGGTTCCGAGCGCCGCGCACTGTTCAATCGGAATGACCGGACGGCCAAGCAGGGTCCCATAGGGGCTCTGGCTCAGTCCGCCGGGGGGCATGTAAATCAACTGGCCGCCAGTACCGACCGCAATGCTCATTTTGTGAAGCTGCGGTTCGACGGTCTGGTTGATGTACCAGGCCGCATTCGCACGAGAGGATGCAAACAGACGGGAAAACATATTGATTACGTTTTCGCCGATGACCGTCGATTTCGTCTGCCCGGTTTCAGCAGCCTGAGATACCAGGCACCCGGCGTTCAGCACGCCGAGAGGCATGCCCGCGCCGGTCCCATTGATGATCGCATCGTCCAGGAGAAATCCGAACTCATCGACAAATCCATCGTGGATGGCGCTCTCAAGAGCGGCCGCATCCTCCAACAGTTCATCGGTGGCGTAGCACAGGCCGATCAGCTTCTTGAGGGTCAGCTCAATTTTTCTGAACTTCGGTTGACTGGCCGTTTTCTGCCCGGCTTCGTCTTTCCAGTAGCCGGTGATTCCGCCGCCTCTGCTGCCGGTGGCCCGGCTGGTTTCATCTACGCCGTTCAATTTGATACCGTTCGAGCCGCCCGTGATAGGAATTCTTCTGCATTTCGAAGAAAGAATGCCGGCCTGAAAAACCTCTTTTAGAAGCTCGGTCGAAAAGTCCTGCTGAACCAGAAAGCCGCCATCGGAAGGCGTGGTCTCGTTCAACCCGGTGGCATTGTAAAGCCGGGGGTCAATGTGGCCGCCGGGGAGCCCGGCGTGCATGACGGCTATAATCTGCTGCCCGAAAGAGGTGAATCGGTCCTTGCTGGCCCGGTCCTCTCCGACCTCGATGCCGCTTGCTCCGGCTCTTTTGCTGGCCGCAACCGGCCCGGTGACGGGTTCCTCGGGCTTTGAAAGAAAGTTCTGCATTCTTTCCTGCCGCTCAAGGGTGGCAACGGTCTTGGTAAGATCCTCAACCGTGTCCAGGATTTCGTTCTTGAGGGCGATTTCAGCCTCGGTCAGTTCCCGGTTTTCGAGGACCGCTTTCGCGTCCATCGCCGCCGATTTGTCCATCAGGGATTTGATGTCTTCCCTGTATTGCGTGATTGTCTTCATTCTTATCTCCCTGTTTCGTTTGATAGTTTCAGCTCAAGTAATTCGGCCCTCATGAGAAGGTCAGCGACCCGGTCTTTCTTTTTCGGTTCGGCATCGCGCAGAACCGGGGCTGGTTCGGAATCATCGGCATCACGCAGATCACCCGAATAGCCCTTTGCCAGAATTTCCTTTGCCTGCTTGCGGGAATACCCTGCATCGCGCAGGGCCTTTTCCGCGTCCTTCGCCGTCAGACCTTGCTTTTCACCGGATAAATCATCCGGAATGTTCTTGAATTTTGCTTTCTGCATCACGGGTACGAACTTCGCACACGCCGCCATATCCATTTGTTCGCTGATTTCGTCAATGAAGCCCCATTCCTGAGCCTCTTTCGCCGTCATCCACGTTTCGGCGTCCATCCATGCGGTGATATCGTGCGCTTCCTGCCCGCTTTTCGCGGCGTAGGCGGTGATCAGTGAGCCGCCGATTTTGTCCAGCAGATCGGCCATCCGTCGCATCTCGGTAGCGTCGCCCATGGCAAAGCCCCACGGGTTATGGATCACGAACAAAGCGTTTTCGGCCATGACCACCTTGTCGCCGGCAAGGGCGATCACGGATGCAATGGAAGCCGCAAGGCCGTCAATGTAGGTGGTCACATTCGCCGGATGCTGCTTGATGAGGTTGTAGATGGTGATGCCGTCAAAGACTTCGCCGCCGGGGCTGTTGATATGCAGGTCAATCTGAGAGGCTTTGATTCCGGCAAGTTCTTTCTGGAAATTTTGGGCCGTTACGCCGCCGCCGGTCCAGAAATCCTCCCCGATTTGCTCATATATCCAGATTTCGGCCTTGTCCGCCTTGTTGACGATCTCAAACCACTTCTTCATCGGTCGTTTCCTCCGGCTTTACTGCTGGTTTTTCAGATCCGCCCTTCGCCAGATATTCGTCGATTTTGCTGAGAGGGATCATGTTGTTGACAGGTACGAAGAGTTCATCCGCATACTTGTTGTCTGAGGGGTCGCAGTCCTCTTTTTCGCGGATTTCGTTTATCG